CATCTCTTGGGGTGACAATGGCCCACCAGTAGGCCTTTTCTTCTCCCCAATACAGGGGCTCCGCCGAGCGGATGGAGTAGGCGTTTCCGCCCAGCTCCACCCAGCTCAGCTGCTCCGGTGCCCAGTCTGTCCCTATGGCTCCATAGAGGCGGAACCGAGCCCCATCGAAGCTGCCCAGCTTGGAGGCCTGCTGCCAAGGGTCATCTCTGCTCTGGGAGAGGAAGGGCTGTAACGAGCCCAATCCCGTTCCCACTCCTCCATCTTGAAAATGGAGGGTCATCTGCTGTCCCTGCACCGAGAGAATGCGCTCCACCTGCTGGGCAATCTTCATGACCGCACCCCCACAAAGGCAAAGCCGGTGGGATACACATACCCCTTCAGCAGCCGGAATGCCTCCTGCCGCAGGGCAGCGGCAGTCTCTCCCGGACTCTGCCCGGTGACGGACAGATCACCCAGGGTATAGGCGGAAGGAGCGGGACTCTGTACCCCAGCCTTTGCTCGCATCAGGAGGCTGATGGCCAGGGCATAAAGTTCCGGGCAGTCCGTTTCCGGATCAGCGCCGGGTTTCAGGTGCCCGGAAAGCTCCACCTCGCAGGCCAGGCTCAGAGCAGGAAACAGGGCCATATCAAATTCCCCACCTGCCTGGAGCAGCGCTGCCACTCGGGTCAAAGTGTCCTCTCTCATGCCAGGGTCAGCACCTTACCTGCGTCCTGGAACAGCTTGGCAAAGCCTGCAATGGAGGTGATGGCAGCCCGCTCCAGCTGGCGGTCAATGAGCTTGTCATATTCCACCATCACAGAGGAGCCCTGCACCATTTCCAGAGCGTAGTTCTTGTCCAGGCCGATGAGGGTACCGGCAGGCACCGCAGAGGAACGGAGGAGGGTAGCACCCAGGGGAGTGGTCAGCTTACCGGTGCCCTGGAAGTTCAGGCCGGTCAGCGGGTTCTGGAACTCGGGCATTTTCAGCAGCTGCACCATCACATCGCCGGGCACCAGCAGGGTGTTCATCTCATAGGGCTCAAACTGGGCCCAGAAATTCACCAGAGCGTCATAGCTCAGGGTACCGGCAGTGCCGCCGATGTTGGCGTCGCCGATCTTGAAGCTGTCGGCGGGATTGCCGTTGCCGTCGCCATTGATGATCACGTTGATGGCATCTTCCAGGTGCATCCGGTTGATGTAGGCGCCGATCTGCCGCAGGGTCACGGTGAACAGATCCAGCTTCTGGAAGCGAATGGCCTCGTAGGAGCCCACCAGCATTCTGCCACGCTTGTGGAGCTTCACCAGGTTCTCCTGGGTTTTCACGGTGGTCTGAGGAATCTCAGCGCCTTCGGCCACTCGTTTCAGGGACTTCATATCCTCGCTGGGCACAGAGGCAATGGAACGGTAGTCCATGCCGTCAAAGCTGGTGACGGTGGCGGTGATGGAGGGGAGAATGTTGCTCTCCTCCATGCCCTGCTGAATGGAGCGGGCGATGTACTCCGGGAAGAGCACCGAGGAGTCGGAGGTGCGGAAGAACTTTTCCACCGTGTCCGAACCGGCGCCCTTCACCTTAATGTCAAAGCGCTTCAGCTGGCGCTGATAGGCGTCCAGACCCTCCAGGGGAGTGCCTCTGTAGTGCTCGGAGGGATCCTGTGCCTCCAAAACCTGGGTAAAGGTGCGGCCGCTTTCGCCGTACATTCCCTTTTCCAGCTTCAAAGTTTCAAATGTATATGCCATTTTTTCTTCCTCCTTACAGATAAATCACAGCGGTCAGTGCGTTGGGATCGGTGGATACCACCAGGGCATCCTTGCCGGTGTCAGCGGTTTTCACGCCGCCGGCTCCATCGGCAGCCAGGGTCACATAGCCCAGAGCGGGACAGCCGGAGGCGCAGCTGACGGTGACAAAGCCGCCCATCTGCACCGCTGCGGTATCCTCCTCCAGGGACAGCACCTGTCCGAAGAAGGCCTCGCCTTCCTTGCAGGGAGACACCGTACCCTGGTCGGAAATCTTCACCAGATCACCGGCCTTGGTGTCCTCGGTGGCCAGGAAGGTCACCACGACCTCACGGATTCCGTCAAATGCAATGTTCATAAAAATACTCCTTTCCGTTTGTTAAATGAGAAATGGGGTGTCCGCTTCCCGCTGAGGAACGGACTGCTTGCTTCCGGGCAGCTGGGTCACGGGAGGATAGAGGGCATTCAGCTGCTCCTCGTAGCCCTTTTTCAGAGCTAGCAGCTCCTCCTCATCCAGCCGCTCCGCCATGCGCTGGCGCATGGCCTTGTCTACGCCATTGCGAGCCAGACCACCCAGCCGAACCACCTCCTGCCGAAGAGCGGCCAGATACTTCCGACCCAGCAGACTCTCTTCCTCCAGCTGCTCCACCTGGTGCAGCAGCTCCGGCGCACCGGACAGATATTCCTTCAGGGTTGCGCCAGTCTGGTGAAAGCCCTTCACCACTCCTGCTCTTGGCTGAGCAGGCACCGCCACAAAGCTCCACTCATAGGCATCGGTGGGCTGCTTCAAAATGCCGTAGCACAGCTCCTCTCCGTACCAGTGGCCCTTGGTGTGGCAGCAATGCTCTCCATCACCCAGCGGTGCGCCGCAGATGGAGCAAACGGTTTCCGCCACCGCACAGGAAACGGACACCTCCTTTTTGATGCCGCCCTCGATCTCTCGGATCAGGTCGGCGTTGCCCTCGGTGCGCACCATGTAGGCGTAGGCTTTCAGAGCGGTGTAGGGTTCTCCGCTGACGGTGGGCTGGCTGCGATCCTCCACCAGCTCGGTGCGGTAGATGCGGGCAGTTTGGCCGGAGGCCTGCCACTGGTGGTCAAAGATGCCGGTTTTCCCCACAAACAGCTTGGCGAGAACACCCAGCGCCTCCCGGTCAAACCGCTCAAAATCCCGATCCACCTCGTTGTCGCAGAGCTGCACTGCAAAGGTGTAGACCTCCTCCGCCGTCAGCGGCTTTCGGGACAGGGTGTTGATGAGCGCCAGGTCGGTTTCCTCCAGGGGACACCCCACCTCTGTCATTGCTTCTTTGTATAGCTTCATTCATTTCCCTCCAATAGATCGTCCACGGTGGTGTGATCTGCCTGATCCAGGCGGTCACATTCCAGCTTCAGCTTTCTGGCCTGCTGGAGATACAGCGCCGCCTTGGCATCATCCACCTGATCCTGTAGGTTGATCTCCTCCCACTGGATGGTGACCTGAGGGTCATAGCCGTGGAGGAGGAGCCATCCCTCGCAGATCCGTTCCAGCACCGGCTCCAAGGTGCGGCGAATGGCGTAAAGCTCACTGGTCAGCATATCCGCCTGCTGAGTGCTCATCCGTTCGGTGGTGGACCAGCTGAGTCCCAGCATAAAGGGCGGAATGCCCGTCCGGGCGATGAGCTGTTCCAGAATCTGCCGCACGGGAACCTCCGCATCCAGCACCTGATTGTCTGCGCCGATGGCCTTAATGTCCACATCACCTACGGCAACGAAATCCCGCACCCGTCCGTTTTTGCTGTCCTGCATGGCGGCGCTCCACTCTCGGGCAATCATCTCGCTGCGCTCCTGGGCGGTGTCTCCGTCCAGCTCGCCGGTACCGGGCTTGCAGATCACCGCAAACCGCACGTTGCCCATTCTCTCCCAGTTCTGCCCAGTGGCGGTGTACACCTTCATGAGAATGTCGGTGAGAAAGGGCATACTCCGCAGCAGCGACACCCCATAAGGCGTATCCGCCTCCGGGTTAAAGGGAGTGAAGAGGAGCAGATCCTGCCGAGGAAAGGGCGTGAGCATCCCCCGCTCATCATACCCGCAGAGGGAAAATTCCAGCGGGGTTTCGCCCTCCTGCACCTCCACATCCGCCGGGTTGCCGCAGAGCACGGCGGCAATGTCTCTCCCGTCCCGGGTCAGCACCACTTCGCCCACCCCTTGGCCGCAGGTGAGCATGGTGTCCAGATAGCAGTCCAAAAAGGACTGAACCCCTCGCTGTCCGTGTCCGGTGGGCACTCTGCGGAGAAATTCCTCCAATTCTCTCTGGGCTCCTTTCTCCGGGCAGAGAGGGGAGAAGCCGCCCACCAGCCGAATGATTTTGAGGATGGCCGCATCCACCGCCGGAACCGCCTCACGGATGCCACGGTAAAGGCCGATCTCTCCCTTTTGCAGGGGAACATATCGCTCCAGCATCCCAAAGGGGTGCCGAGTGCCATCCCTGATCTGCACGGCGGTTCCGGCTACCCCAGAGGAAGCCTCCTGCTTTTTTCTTCTCATGTCACCATTCCTTTCTTCCGCCCAATCCTCTCCGGCGCAGCGGGGCGGATGCGCCCAGCGCCAGGGTTTCCTTTTTGCCCACCACCGTGGCCGCAAAGTAGCGGATGTCATCCATGGCGTGGTCAAACTCCTTTCGCACCTGATCCCGACCTGCACCGTCCTCCCATCGGTACTGATGAAATTCCCGAATGGCATCGGTGCAGGGAGAGCAGATCACTAGGGTTCCGGCTTGCAGCAGGGAGGCGGTGAGCCGGATCCCTGCCAGCACGTCATTCTTTGCTTTCTTCACCCTCCAGCCTTTTTGCCGAAGGAGGGTGATAAAGCTGGCGGCAGACGGGTCAACCACCACCAGGCGGATGTTCCGCCCACCGGCCAGAGTCCGCAGGGCCTCCTCGTACTCTGCGTCGGTTTTCTGGCGACCCTCTCGCCGTGAGTCATAGTAATACTCCCCGACCCGGTACCATTTTTCCCCCACTCGACCCCACAGGCCGAAGGAGGCAGGATTGCGAGTGCCATAGTCGCAGGAGATCACATACTCCTGGCAGTCCTCCGGTGGCTCCTCCACATAGCTGTCATCGAAGAAGTCATACACCAGCCCTTGGGCCACCACCCATTCTCCCAGCACGAACCGCCGGTAAAAGCTGCCGGTGTACAGCCGCTGAAAC